CTCTTGTTGTAATGCACGATTTGCTTTAAATAACTCGCTATCAACTACAGAAGTTTTAGTTCCTCTAAGAGTTTCATTTTGTCTTCTTAATTCACCTGATGCAATAGCTGCAATTGATTCTGTACTGATACCAAACTTAGCTAATTCTGCAGCTTTGAAGTCCTGTAACCTTTGAAGTTCTTCTTCTTTAGTAAGGGGGATATCCTCACCGGCAGCGTTTTTATCGAACCACTTACCTTCTCCTTTTAGTTCAGATTCATGATCCTCTGCTCGGCCAGGTAATTGAGTAGCGAATCGTCTAGCAAGAGTTTCTTGGAGAATAATCATTCTCCTTGGATCATGTTTCAATAAAGCTTGTAAAGCTTCTTTATCTTTAGCTGCAAGGTTTTTAATTACTGGATCTAAAAACTTAGAATCTTTAAATATATTTTTACGTTCTCCTTCATAATCATTTGTTTTATCAACAATATAGTCAGTAAGTTCCTTTGTTAAGACAGGATTCATACTAAGCATATTAGATATTTCTTTCTGATATTTAGTATCTGCTTTTGTTTTCTTAGCTTCTACTGTTGCAAGTCCTGTTCTTACAGTTTTAGATAAACTTGCAAGACCTGCTAATGCTTTAACAGGTGAAGCTGCTTCTACTGCTTTTTGTTTTTGTGCAACAAGTTGCGTTCCAAATTTTTCACGTTTCTTCTCATCTTCAGCATAATACTGTTTTAAGGCTGTAACGTGATCGGTGACATAGGGATAAAGTCTAGTCATTAGGTCCTCCTGTATTCTTCTTCTTCTTAAAAGTACCAGAAGGTATTCCTGTAGCAATACTTGCAATACTTTCTGCAATACTTAAAGCATCCATAAATGCTGCCATACCTTCATTCTGCATAACAGGTACTGGAGGTGCAAGGTCAGGGTTCTTGACAATATTGTTATGTGCAAACATTTGCATCTGTTGTGCTCTAGTTCCTGCAGCAGCTTTAGCTCCAGCTTCACTGAGTTTCTCAGATGCTTGTGTTAATTTTTGAGCTCTACGTGATCCTTGGGCTAAATAATTACCTAGATCAAGTGTACTAATTCTATCAGCAGATCGACCTGTTCTACCACTAGCAGCTAGTTGAGCTCCTTTGCTATTTTGTAGGAAATCTTTCCATTCAGCTTCACTCTCTTGGAATGCCTGACCGATTAATTCCCCATGTTTTTCTTGTAATTCTGCATAGATGTTACCTAATCCAATGTGACTAGCATCCATGCCTTGTTGATATTGAACACGTTCAACGTTAGTTAAAGCTAACGTGTTCATCCAATTCCGTTCTCTTGTATCGAGTTGGTATTGGTAATTGCGCCTTGCTGTTTCATTAGCATTTTTAGCGCCTTCTCCTAAACACACGGCAAAATTCTATAAAGGTTAGTTGGTTAGGTCCGTATTTCAACTCACGAAGAAATTTAAACCCAAGGAAGCGAAGTAACTTTAGGTGAACAATATTGCGTTTATCTACAATATTCCAAAGTAACTTTTCATTTCTACTTTCTACATAACGCTTAGCTTCCCGTGCAAACGTCAATGGATATTCATGAATAGCGGGTGTACATAACATCCAGATTTTACCACCTGGATCTACTCCAGCCATACCGGCAGTCTTGCCGTTAGGCACCTTGAAGTACACACAGGAGCTCTTCTGAGCTATGGAAGGTAAGAGTTCCATGAGATTTACCCCATGCCCCTCTTCAACCTCTCTGCGGTCTTCTGGACGTAGATTAGAAGCCACCTCAGTGGCAGCCTCTAATGTAATTGGGTGAATGTATTTAGACACGTTGGTAGTATCTGTTTGAATAATCTCCTTCCCAATCCATTGAATACAATGTAGCTGGTGAAGGATGTGTGGATTTAAGTGATAAGGTTAAGTTTGTATTCTTTTCATATATCGGTAGTGTTACTACCTGTTCTTTATCTATACCTACATTATTAGCTAAGTAAGAGTCAGCTGCTATTGATTCAAATGTCTCAGTATAATCTGGTTTACCTATACGTTTTAATAAAGTATCGTATACACCAGCTGGTCCAAGGCTAAGTTTAGTTCTATGTACTACTAAGGAGCTTTGTAAATCAGCTCTAGTCTTAGTACCATCTCCTTGTAAAACATATATAGTAGGGAACTCAATTTCCATATCAAAGGAATAACCTAAGATTAGATCGAATGCTTTACTAGCATCAGTAGTTTTCCAATTACCAGGTATCTTTATTTTAGTTGTACTTTGATCATCAAATGTTGTGACCTTAGAAATTAAACCATTGAATTCTTCATCTGATCCTGTAGACACAGCAACAGCATACAGTTGTCCTGATGCATTAAAGTCTGCAGCTGTATGGTCAAACTTTGTATAGTCACCATCTTCTACATAAGTTAAAGCTGTATAAGCAAACTTCTTAGCATTATCTAAATGGACTCTATAGGTAGCATCTTCTACAATAGTATGAGAGTTATCATCTAACCTGATGCTGAACTTCTGCATAGTATATGTAGTACCATTCTTAATGATAAAATATATTGCATCATCAAGCATAGCTAAGTGTTGGATTTCTCCATCGAATTCCCATTCAAACCAAGCTTGTTGTATACGTTGTGTACCTACTGAATAGTATCTGAATCCATATATTTTAGAAGCTCCTTTTGTAGCAAAGAATATAGTTGAGTTCTCTCTTGAATTAGCTATTAAATTTATATCATTAGGGAATGCTTTAGAAATAACTTTACTTTGTTCTAATACATTAGGCTCACCTTCTCTGAAAATACTATTCATTTCAAAGAATCGTGCATACTTACCTGCATTATCTAACCAAGCTACAGTAGTACCAAGTGATATAGGACTAGTATTAGAATTAAAATTATAAGAAGCTAAGGAGTTTAGTTTTGCAGTTTGTGGGCTTAAGACGTCAGAGTCTGTAGTCAACATAAACTGTTTATTCTTAGTGAATAATAAAAGACCAGCATTAACTTGAATACCATCGTAAACAATAGCTGGGTATTCAGAACTACAAGATAAATCTATAACGTCAGTAGCTGAGTATGTGATGGCAGACCTAGGCCAGAAATTAAAGAACTCTCCAGGTTGAGACATGATTACATTCTCATCACTGAGGAATACCATTCTATTTCTAAAGAATAACATCTTGTTAATCTGCTTACCTATAAAGGAAGGTTCACTTGCTGTTATTTCATCACCTACTACACAGTTTTCCCATACAACTTGCTTTACAGTAAAGGTACCATTAGCTTCTCTAATTAATTGTATCGGCATTGTTGCCGGATCAATAGTTATTTTTCTTCCTGGTTTAGCACACTCTTCCCAAGTACCAGGACCATCTCTACCATTTTCCCCAAAGAATTGTACGTAATAATCATCTTCATTAGCTTCACTATTCTTTATCTTAGCAACATAACCATTTTTACATTGTGTAGGTAAATCTGATACATCATTACATTCTGTTGTTATGACATTTAATAGATCTCCTGTTGGAGAAGTTACATTGAAACTTGTACCATTAGTAAGGTAAACACCGCTACCAATTATTTGTACTTCACCAGATGAAAACTCACTAGTTGCTAAGATATCTGTTTGTAAATCACCAAGTATACTTTCAGCAGTAACTGTTGTTTTATTATCAAAAGGTGTAGGTGTTGGCCTAATTAAACCTAAGTTAGCTTGAACAAGAGCTGTACTAACTTCATTAATCATAATTTGATACTTAGCGTTTCTCATCCAAAGTTCAAAATGATCACCAACCTGCCAACCAGAACCACCATATAACATATCCACAATTGTTGTATACCTACAACGATATTCTGGTGATGTCTCTTGACTTTCTGGTACAGCTTGTCCTGTTGTTGTAACTCTAAAGTATAAATCAACACCTCTATTCACACTATTATTTGATGAATCCTTTACATTATAAGTTACTGATGCACCATTAGTCTCATCAGTATCTAAAGCTGCTCCATCAGTAACATTAAATACTTTAGTATCTACATTAGGGCAATAACTATCTCCATTAGCACCAGCACCTTTATCGCAATTTGAAGTATACCCAGAAGTGCCTGGTAAAGTACCTGAAGAGGGCAAACTATCTCCATTCGATGAACAACTATTTGAACTATCTACTAATCTTTTTATTGAAATCCGTGTAGCTGTTGTTACAGTTTGAGTAGTTGTATTATTGAATAAATTAACAGCGTATTGACTAGCGTACTGAACCTTCTTTAATTCTATGTATGCTTCATAAGGTCTTACAGTTTCTACTGTAGAAGACATTGCTGTAGCTTTATTTCTATTAGTTATATAAGTATAATCGTTCAGAGTAAGTGTTTGTATATCTCCATCAGTAATAGTACCACCACTATTAGTTTGCTTAAGGTAGTTCTTTAATGCTGTTGCTTGACCTGATTCATAGTTAACAGTAACAGCAGCTCCTGTATTACACCTCCACATCTTAATCTCACCAGTGCTTAACTGGATCTGACCTATGTACTGTTCAGCTTCATCTCTATAATAATGGAACCACTTACTATCAGTTGTATAAGCACCCAGGTTACCGCCTATTAATCTACCACCAGGTCTCTTTATTAAACCATGTGCGATATCAGGTAGTACATTTTTAGCAGTTCTTAATTGTCCTGGTGTTTTTAGTTCATCAGGCTGTTGTGATATACCACCTGTATAACTAGGGATCTTCTGAGTAATACTTGTCATTAGCGTTGCAGTGCTTTATATGGTTGATAAGTTCTGAATGTACTATTCTCAGGGAATCCCATAAAGGAATGATCACCTTGATTACATTCATATTCCATACATGAAGCTCTAGCTTGTGCTTCTTGTACTTGTAATAATTGTACTAGTTGTGGGTTAGATACTAATTGAGTAGCAGCTCTAACTGATGATCTAGATATGATATACCTTTTAAATACACTAGGTAAATCTTCATAAGGCCAAAGCCAAGTAATATCTAAATAGACATCATCATCGAATTCAAAAGTTTGGTTTACTGTATCCCATAACTTTCCACCTCTTCGTACTAGATTCTTTTGTCTGTATATATTATCTTCATTTAAATCATATCTTAATACGTTAGCTGGTATAGTAATGTATTTTGTAGTAGCTTCAGGTGTACGCTTTACTTTATATTCTACATTCCATACCCAACCTTCATTCTGTACATCTTTGTTTACTTCAGTAAGTAGGTTATAAATGAATCCTACTTCAGGGTTCTCATAATTTAATGATGTTACTGGACTTTGACCGATAGCTCCCAGGATTGAGTTCACTGCGGATAGTTCGGTATCGGTGTCAATTGTTGTGGGAGTTGGCATAGTTAAAAAAAAGGGAGCCCGAAGACTCCCATGTATGTTGGTTAAAAAATATTATTTAGAACGCAGCAGGCTTAGTAGTTGTTCCAGCGAACAATTCTACAGAAGCAGCAGGGTTTAGATAATCAGCACCCATTGCCATGCGACCTAAGATAACATCACCCTGATAAATCACGGAAACGTCACCAGAAGTTACTTGTACTTGAGGTCCGATTGCTTCAACAACACCAGCAGCTTCTCTCTGGAAGATAAGACCACATGAGTTAGCAAAGCTAGTAGCATTACCATAGTCATTGTTGATACCATCTACAGAAGAACGCTCATCTGCTGTTGCAGCTGAAACGAATGTACCTGTGTTACCTGGATCTACAGTATCTAAATCAGTAGCTGCAGATGCACCAGATGATGGAGCATACTTAGTACCATACTTACTGAAGAACGGAATGTTCATTGACTTGTATAGTTTGATACCAGCAATCTCTAATACACCTGAACCAGACTGCAAGGCTGAACCTTGTACGTCACGGTTAACAAGTCCGTTAGAAATAACTCCAGAACTTACATCATTAATTAATGCATAGTACTGTCTTGGTGATATAACACCTACTCTTCCTTCAGAACTTACACCCTTTTCATCTAGGGCTGCAGCTGCATCATAGAAAGCAGATACGAGTAAACCACCATTCAAAGCATCATCAGCATTAGAACCAGCTCCGACTTGGACCTGGGTTCCACCTGGTTCTACTTTGTTTGTTGCTGTAACAGGGCTGGCCTTACGAGCTCCACGTGTAATAGCACGGAAGATCTTACGGTCATAGTTCTCAGCAAGTGCGAAACCAATCTTCTTAGAGATCTCACCACGTAGGTCGTAGTGTGCTAGGGTTTCGTCTAAGTCATACACGAATGCAGAACTGATTAAGAGATCGTCCATGACGATAGTCTTCTCAGCTACTGGTAGCGCGTTCTCTGTACCCAAGATAGGTGTACCTGGGGTATGATAGGACGCTGACATGCGACCTGTGTAGATGAACTGTAAAGATTTTCCATTCTTCAACGTACGCTTCGTAACTAGGTCACGTGCGATTGTATTTGTTTGGAATCCTTTGAACAACTCACCTGAAAACAGCTTGAGGTAGGTTCCGTACTTAGTATCGTAAGCAGTTGATAGTGCTAACGGGGTACTAGCGGTACTATTAATCCTACCTAAAGCGGTATTTAAAGCATTAGCCATTATTTAAGAATTAATTGAATTTAATATTTACTTTCTTCAGCTGAAAATTTTTTGATCATTTATGTTGTGGTCTTTCCCACCGTCTAGACGGCAAAGGGTATCCTGCGTACAGGGCCAGTGCCTAAGCGAGATATCGGAATCGAACCGATGACAATAGCTTGGAAGGCTACAGTTTTACCGCTAAACTAATCTCGCAAGCGGAGAGAGAAGGATTCGAACCTTCGATAGATTTACATCTATAACTCCTTAGCAGGGAGCCGCTATAAGCCTCTCAGCCATCTCTCCAGAAGACTCCTTATGGAATTCTAAGTGAGAGTATTCTATGTAGATGAATATGGACAGGAGTATGAATACCCCCACCCATAATTCATTACACTTAATAAGAAGGTTCTTCATCGTCAACCCCTACAGGTTGATACTCGCAAGGTGCAGTATCTAGTTCCTCTTCTTGAGGTTCCTTTTCATTAGGGTCTGACATAATCAGAAGCTATACTTAGCGCCTATCTTAGTACCGTAGGCATTGTCTGCAGTCTCATCTGTCTTGAATGAGATCTCTCCATATACACCGAGCTTCTCTG